CGGTTCCGGCAGTGCGCTTTGTTTATTCCAGTTCTCATACCAGGAGCGCAGGGAAGCAGCCACAGCAGCGTTATCGCCTTTATATTTTCCCTTACGGAAAGCCGATAATGTGCCGTCGGAAATTCCCGCCTCTCTGGCGATGGCATACTGCGTCAGTACGCCGCCATCAATAAGTTCATCAATGGTCTTGATTACATCGTTAATATCGGTCATATTATTCACCTCGCTTGAGACAGCATTCTCCGAGACTGAAACCTCAAATAACCTGAGTCACCCCTCGGGTTATTTTTTTATTTCAGGCCAGCGGATCACTTTCTTTTAATTTCGCTTCGAGCAGTTGCAATCCCCGCTGGAAATTACGCTCGTATTCTTCATCAGGTTCATCGTCAGCGACCGGTTGCTGAACGATCACCGTATTACCCACAGGGCGGTATATATTTTCCAGCCACGGCTCCTGTGGCTTGTGCTCCAGCACGTTGACAAT